GCGTAAATCTCCCTAGCCCGCGATTAGCGCGGTTAAAAGAAACGGCGCAGACCTCCTCCTAGGCCACAAGCCTACTGCGCCGACATCTGGTCGTCTATTGGCCAACTACGCCCACCCCAGCGCCAGCCGGGAGTGGGCGTTTCTATTTGAAGAGAGGATTAGGTATGTGGCTAAAAATTTTATTCCTAAGTTTAGGAGTTGCCGCAATATTGTTCTCAGGGCTAGTGTGCCTTGGCCTATACGGTGTGCACAAGGCCTTTGGTAACGTTCCTCCGATGCTCTCAGATAAGAGAGCACGTGCGGAGTGGATAAACAAGAACTGTACGAGGTAACAATGAAAACTTTGCTCGCAATCTTTTCGTGTCATTCGTATATGTACACTGCCGACGGATTCCGAGATTGGTTTACGCGTATCCCAGTAGATAGAGTGTCAGCCCTTCGAGACACTTGGTTGAAGGACGTAACCTGCGATTATAAAATTTTTTATGGAAAACCTAAGCGTTCGGACAGAATTGCGATACCCGACGAGGTTTTTCTTAACGCGCCCGATGACTATCATCACAGCGCGGAAAAAATTCGGGCACTGATTAGATACGCCCTCGATCACGGTTATGATTACCTTTGCAAAGTCGACGACGATGTGTACGTGTATTACGACCGTCTTATGGCGAACGCGCCTACCGCAGACTATGTAGGCAGCGACCGGGGAGAGTCATTAGTAGGTCTGAAGGCAGATTTTTGTCCGGGCTTTACTTATTGGCTAAGCCGACGGGCAATGGAGTTACTGGATAAAAGTCCAGCAGGAACTTGGGCAGAGGATCGCTGGATTGGCGAAGCATTAAAGAAACAACAGATTCGTTGTGCTTACGATAACAGATATCACCTTGTCAGGCCGACAAGAACGAACCCTTATATTAGCGATGGAGAGTTAGAACAGCCAAACAACTTTTTGACTATCCATGCGCTAAGTCCTGACCAAATGCGGAGGCATCATGCAAATCGCGGTCGTGACGCCGTCCAAATCAAACAGACATGAACTTCTCCAAGAATGTATTGCTTCGGTAAAAGCGCAAACCCGACCCGCAGATATCCATGCTATCGAGGTAGATATTCATTGCATGGGCCCAGCTAAACTTCGCAATAAGATTGTAAGTGAGTTACCCGACAATATCGATTGGCTGGCCTTCTTAGACGACGATGATATTATGTTTCCTAATCATCTCGAAAAGCTTACCGCAGTTGCTGAAAACGCAGATGTAGTTTATTCTCCATCCCAATATACAGGCGTGGTTCATGCTCTTGACTTGAAGAAGATGCGTATCTGCAATCACATTGCGATAACCTCTTTAGTTCGACGTTCTATGTTCGAACAAGTGGGTGGGTTTGTTGATCGTCGGATGGAAGACTGGGAATTGTGGAAGAAGATCGTCGCGGCTGGCGGTCGTTTTATATTCGTACCCGAGCAAACTTGGGAATATAGAATACAGCCAGATAGTAGACAAGCAAAAACTTCCCTAGCAACAGGACAGCGTGTTTACAAATACGAACAGGGTGGATTGGTAACTGATTGGTGGTCGAGGAGAGAATCATGAACTGCCGAAGTTGCGGCTCCGAAAGCCTGAAACCTGTTATCTCGCTCGGCAACATCCCCCTCGTAAATGAACTATTAGATTCCGCGACCCAAAGATTTGAACGATTTCCGTTAGACGTACTCATCTGCGAGGAGTGTTCTTTAGCCCAGTTGAAGGATACGGTTCCTCCTGAAGCGATGTTCAAAGAGTATCTGTTCTATTCGTCTGTCATGGCTCCAGTAGTTGAATCCGCAGAGAAACTAGTCGAGAAAGTTACGAAAGAACGTGATCTCTCCCAAGGATTGGTGATCGAGATCGCCAGCAATGACGGATACTTGCTCGACTTCTATAAACATAAGGGAATAAATATCCTCGGGGTGGACCCCGCTAAAGGACCCGCGAATATTGCCGCACAGAAGGGTATTCCTACCGTTCAAGAATTTTTTAGTCTCGCGTTAGCGAAGACCCTGCCTAAAGCAGATGTAGTCCATGCGAATAACGTACTCGCGCACGTGCCCACGCTTAATGATTTTGTTGCAGGCATTGCGGAAGTTCTCAAACCTACCGGAGTAGCAATCATCGAAGTCCCTTATCTGGGAGACTTACTCCAAGGATGTCAGTTTGATACCATTTACCACGAACACATGTTCTATTTTACTATCAAGTCACTGAGGACTCTGTTTGGGCGTCATGGCCTTTTTATCTATTCAATTGTGCACTTGCCTGAAGTTCTCGGCGGGTCATTGAGAGTGGTCGTAGGCAAATTGGAAACTCACTTCAATATGGCAGAACACGGCCTTGACCAGCTAGATACGGTTTGGGATCGTGCGCTGGATAAAATCACAGACTTGAAGAAACTTCTCCTGCAGTTAAAGATAGAGGGCAAGACCGTTTGGGGGTTTGGTGCTGCCGCCAAGACAACCGTGTTTATGAACTGTGCTGTAATTGATAGTACGCTCATTCAAGCTGTCGTGGATGATACGCCTGCTAAGCAAGGTAAATATATTCCGGGGACCGGAGTTCAGGTTCGAACGTCAGACGAGTGGTTGAAAGCACAGCCAGACTACACGCTCATATTCATTTGGAACTACGCCCCAAAAATTATCCAGAGATATTCGTCCGAGTATAAAGGACATTTTTTGACGTCCCATAATTTATGCGAGCGTTGATTGCGATATTGTCTTGCCATCGGGACCGTCCATGGCAGCAGGCCCAGCGGGATACTTGGATCAAAGACATTCCGGCTGGGATGGATTACGTTTTCTGTTTAGGGCTACCCGCATTTGATGCCACTCCGGATGAAGTCTTTTTAGACGTTCCTGACGACAGTAACGGACTGCCATATAAAACTCGGGCAATGGCGAACTGGGCGCTGGCAAGAGGGTATGATTTCGTATTTAAATGCGACATAGACAACTTCGTCGTTCCGGGGTTGATGCTCACCAGCGACTTCGCGCAACACGATTTTACAGGCGGTCGTAATCAGTATTTTGCGAGCGGAGGGGCTGGGTATTGGCTCAGCCGGAAAGCAATGCATATTGTTGGGGTGAGCGATCCGAGTGGGTACGGACCCGCTGAGGATGTATTTGTTGCAAAAGCGTTATCCGCCAACGGGGTTGAGTTACATGCTGACCCGCGTTACAAGTTTTCTCCCGGGGATGTTTTTGACGCGACGACAATAACCTACCATCTTTCCAGTGTTAGAGGTTGGACAGCGAAGTATGCTCCCGAAATGATGTATCAGACGTACGCACAAGCGAGGACGTAATGGAATGCGATGTGCTCATTGTCGGTGCCGGATTTGCAGGATCAGTATTAGCAGAGCGCCTTACGTCGTTTGGTAAACGATGCATCATAGTGGACAAGAGAGATCACATCGGCGGTAATGCGTATGACTATTACGACGCGTCTGGCGTACTCGTACATAAATATGGGCCGCATCTATTCCACACGAACTCCGACCGCATCTTCGAATATTTGTCAATGTTTACCGAATGGATTCCTTATCAACTTACCGGAAAGAGTTTTGTTGACGGCAAGTTTTGGAGTTTCCCGATAAACCTCGAAACGTTTGAGCAAATGTTAGGGCGTCCTAGTACGACCGACGAGATGACAGAATATCTCTCACGCGTAAAAGTTCCTATCGCGCACCCGAAAAACTCTGAAGAGGCTATTGTCTCTCAAGTAGGTTGGGAGTTATACGAGAAATTTTACAAAGGGTACGTGAAGACGCACTGGAACCGAGAGCCGAAAGATTTGGATGCTTCGGTCTGTCTACGCATACCGATCAGAACGACACGCAACGACCTCTTCTTCGATGATAAGCATCAGTATATGCCCGCAAAAGGGTATACGGATATGTTCCGTCGAATGGTCGGTGGGATTCGAATAATCCTCAACACGGATTACCGGGAAATGTCTTGTCAGTACAAGCATTTGGTTTACACTGGGCCTATCGACGAATTCTTTGATTATGCACACGGACATTTGGCATATCGCTCCTTGCGATTTGAACATCAAACATTCGGCCCTGAAAAGTTGAAGGATGGTTTTTGGCAACCGACTACGGTAGTCAGCTATCCAGACGGTGGCCCACTTAAACGCATCGTAGAGATCAAACATGCGACCGGACAGGCGTGCCCCCACTCCACTATCGTTCGAGAGTACCCAATTGATTCGGATGGTAGAGAACCTTACTATCCCGTGCCCGCGCCCGATACGGCGCTGATGTACGCTAAGTACAAAGCGATGGCGGACAAGCGCGAGGACGTGTCCTTTGTAGGCCGACTCGCCCGGTACCAGTATCTCAACATGGATCAAGTCGTCGGAATGGCTTTGAAAGAGTTTGAAAATCTTAGGATAACCTTATGAAGATACTCGTAGCGGGGGGAGCAGGGTATATTGGTTCTCGTCTTGTCCCAGAGTTGATGGCTCGGGGATACGATATAGATGTTGTTGATCTCTTCTGGTTTGGAGATCACCTTCCGAAAGACGCAGTTGTCGATCATCATGCGGTACTTGGATACAAACGCAAGATAGATATTTTCGATCTTACGGAGAAGGACTTGGCTCAATACGACCAAGTAATTTTCATGGCGGGGTTATCCAATGACCCGATGGCGGAATTTTCGCCAAGCAAGAATTTCATTTTTAACGCGGCATCGCCTGCGTATTTAGCGTACATCGCTAAGCGGGCGGGCGTGAAGCGGTTTGTCTATGCGTGCTCGTGTTCGGTATACGGGTACACTGTGGACGAGTTGTTTGATGAGCATTCCCCGACAGCGTGTGGATACCCTTACGGTATTTCAAAACTGCAGGGCGAGCAGGCGGTCCTTAGCCTGCAAGACGAAAAGTTCTCTGTAATTTCTTTGCGTAAAGGAACGGTATCGGGATACAGCCCGAGGATGAGGTTAGACCTCATTGTAAACACCATGTTCAAATGTGCGGTGAAGGACGGTATAATCACCGTAAACAATCCTGCGATCTGGCGACCGATTCTCGGAATATCCGACGCAGTGAACGCGTACGTGCGAGCGATAGAGTCGAATCAGGCTGTCTCGGGCATATTCAATGTCGCATCTGAGAACTACACCGTAGGCGAGATCGCGGATTTAGTTCGAGAGCATATTGGCTCATCCGTGAAGATAGACATCAAGCACGTCCAAGATTTTAGGAATTACAAAGTCACGTGGGATAAGGCGAAGACAATTCTTAGCTTCCACCCCCGACAAAAAGTAGAGGGCATCTTACGAGAACTCTCTAATAATGTCGGATCGTTCCAAGACTGGGACAACCCCAAGTATTACAACATTCAAGTCCTTAGGAGTCTCGAATGAAAGTTATCGTCGTTGGAGCTAACGGTCAAGTAGGAACGGACGTTGTATCGGCCTTTAAGACCGCAGGCCATGAAGTCGTGGCCCTGACGCACGAGCACATAGAGATATCCGATCAGGTGAATGTAGATCACATTTTAGACCAGCCCTTTGATGTTCTGGTAAATTCCACCTGTCTACACACACGCCCCTGCGACATCGACCCTTCGAAGGCATATCGAGTAAATGCGATTGGCGCACGGAACCTTGCCAGCGTAGCAGAGCGCAAGGGGGCAAAGATCATACAGATTAGCACCGATCAGGTTTTCAGCGGGAAAAATAACACCCCATACACGGAGTTGGATCAACCTTGCCCGGTCACGGTTTACGGTAGCACCAAGTTGGCGGGGGAGTATTTTGTAATTAACTCCGGCGCAGATCATCAGATTCTTCGGACCACGGCCTTGTTTGGCCACAGTCCCACCCGGGGTAAAACCGGAGGGATGAATTTCGTAGAGACGATGTTGCAACTGGCCCGAGAAAAAGAAGTCGTGACGGTTGTAGGTGATGAGTTTACGTCCCCGACTTCGACGGTGAGTTTAGCCAAACAGATCGTCAAGCTGAGTACCAGCAAAGAACAGGGCATCTTTCACGCCGTCGGAAAAGGCGGGTGCTCTTGGTATGAATTTGCTAAAGAAATTTTCAATCAGACAAGCACGATAGTGAATGTGGAACCATCCGCCAGCGGTGGCGGGTTTAGTAGACCCAAGTATCTGATTCTTGAAAACTTTCGATTGCGGATTCGTGGATTAGATGTTTTCCAATCATGGCAGGATGAGTTGAGGAGTTATCTTGGAAAATGATCTGATAGTTTCCGTAGTTAGAAATCTCGATTGGGCTACACTCCGACCGTACGCCGTGTCCTTATCAAAATCAGGATTCACGGGTACGAAACTTTTCTTTGTGGAAAACGTTTCCGACGAAGTGCGTCAGGGATTAGCGAGTTGCGGATTCGAGGTAATAGATTGGATTTCAGCACAGGCTGGTCGAGGCACATGTTTCAACACAGACAGATTTGGTACCGTCGCGGATCACTTGGAACGGAACTACAAAAAATATAGGTACGTAATCTGGTGTGATTGTCGCGATTTGATTTTTCAATCGGACCCGACCGAGTGGTTGGAAAAGCATCTAGCTCCGAATCGTCTTGTTGGCGCGACCGAATGTTTCAAGATAAAGGACCAAGCAACGAATGACGAGTGGGTGGCCCGGTCATGCAGTCCCGCCGCACACGCTCGGGTAAGAGAACAAGACATTTTATGCAGTGGCACAGTGGCTGGAGATGCCGAAGCCATGTGCGATTTGTTTTACAGTTTTTGGGAGAAACACAGGACGCAGTTGTCCCCGGAGATTCACGATCAGGGATTTATGTCCTATCTTCTTTGGGATTCACCTTTTCGGCGTATGACATATGTCCCGAAGATGGAAGAAGGTTTTGCGGCAACTGTCTCGTGGTTTTTGTGGCCAAATCAAGTCCAAGCGTCGGAGATGTTCAAATCTTTATGGACGGATGCCCCGCCAGTGTTTGATTGGGAATCTGGATTGGTGTTAGCACCCAATACGGGAGTTCCGTTCTCAATCGTTCATCAGTATGATAGAGACCGTAAGTGGTACGAACTCACGATGGAGAAGTACAAATGAGCAAGCCTCTTCCAGAAATTCCGTATTTGATCCCCGGCGTTCGCTATATAGATGATCGAGGGTGTGTTGATGTCGTCAATGATTTCCATTTTGAGGGAGTCAAGAGACATTATGTGGTGCATAATCACAAATCGGGCTTTGTTCGTGCGTGGCATGGTCATAAGATTGAAGCGAAATATTTTACAATGGCGAGTGGTTCTGCTATAGTTGCTGCCGTAAAGGTTGAGGATTGGGATCACCCGGACGGACGAAATGCTACGGTATATCAGCACATACTGTCTGCTGAACAACCCCGAATTTTTTATGTACCACCCGGATATGCAAATGGGTGGATGTCGTTGACGGAAAATACAACTATCCTCATATTCTCTACGACGACTTTCGAGGAGAGTAAAGGGGATGACTATCGATTTCCCGCACGACTGTGGGATGTCTGGAGCGTAGGGGAGAGATAGATGCCGCAACCCAAAATACTGATATCGATTTTGAGTTGCCACAAAGAACGACACCTACATCAACAGATTCGCGACACTTGGGCGAAGAACGATTTCAATGTAGACGTAAAGTTTTTCCTTGGACTGCCGAAACTGCCCGATACGACAGATGAGATTTTCTTAGATGTCCCAGACGATGAAGGTCACGTCAGTGACAAGAACGCAGCTTCTATTGAATGGGCATACGATCACGGTTACGATTTTCGGTTCAAGTGTGATACTGATACCTACGTTTACATTCCGAGATTAGTAACTAGCGGTTTTGAGATGTACGATTACTCAGGACTTCGGTACCCCTACTCGGATTTGCCAACCATCTTCAACACAGTTGAAAGATCAGAGGCGTATGGGGGTTCAGGCTACTGGCTTAGTCGCCTCGCGATGAAAATCATTCTGGATAATAGGGGTAGCACACAGTACCGGGGGTCCACAGAGGATCACTGGGTCGGAGCGATACTCCGTCAGTTCCCTTTGTCTAGTCGCAACGATCACCGCTATCGTGACACACTAAACGGTCCCGCTCCCGAAAACGATTACATTACTTGCCACCACAATCGGTATGGCAACCGCGTAGATTTGTGGGAAAATCTAGGTGCGTTACGGAACCATGCGGCTTTGTTGTACGCTCATCGACGAGCGTTGAGGATAAGCATGACTCCGACTAAAGTTCTTATCGCGATACACGGTTGGGTAGGTGGGGCACTTAATGGCGACCATCAAGCAATGCGCGATACTTTTCTAAAAGATTCTGCTAAATTTCCCGGCCTAGAGTATAAATTTTTTATAGGAGATGGAACTACAACAGAGGTCGACGATTCAGTTTTATGGAACTCTTTTCGTTCTTATGAGGGGGAGTACAAAGTCAAAGCTGAAAAATCTCTCTTATCGTCTCAGGGTAAGGTATTTTCGTACTTTCCGCAAGCGGATGAAGTTGTTCTTTCTGTCCCTGACGACTATCTGCACACGTCCCTTAAGACAAAGGCCAGTCTACAGTGGGCAATACAACAAGACTTTGACTATGTTTTTGGGTGTCCAACGGACACGTACATTGACTTAGGAAAGTTGGTAGCCAGTGGTTTTGAGCAACACGATTATGGCGGCATGCAGTGTGGTGGATATGCCGCAGGCGGGACTGGTTTTTGGCTCAGTAAGAAAGTCGCTCGATTAGTCGTAGATGCACCAGTGACAGATTGGCCCGAAGATCGGTGGGTAGGCGAGGTGCTAAGGAAGCACGGTGTTGTATGTCATTATGACTCCCGCTATGCTGAGATGCCAACCCAACCACGCAGGAACAACGACGTTATCACTTCCCACCTTGCACATACCCCTATTAAGTATGTGCCAAGTATGATGTATGACGCTCACAAGAATTCAGACACATCTGTTGTACCAATACAGTCTGCACAACCGTCTCGGCCATTCACTAGAAATAATAGTGCATATAAATACGCTCCGGGCGGCTTAGTAACAAATTGGTGGGACCGCCACTAGCGGTAGAAAAGGAAATATATGTCAGCAATTTTGAAGCCTGCGGGCGACCAAACGGCGGGCGTTCAGCCAAAGGGCATCACGCAGCAATATCAGTTATCGGCTACAGCAGCCAACAAAACCACGTCAACGGATATTCACCCCGCCGACACGAGCATGCAAGTCACTCTCGGCGGTCCGGTTCTAAATATCATTGGGACGGTTCCCCCGGGCAAACCGGGAATTCGACAGGTCAGCGGCGTCATCCAGAGAGCCGCAGCAGCAATTTTATGTGACTCAACTTCCGGCGTAATCGGAAATTCGCTAAGTAGCACCACTGGCACAGGATTGGTTCCGGCAGTTAATCCATCCCAGTTAGATACGGCGGCTTTGTCGAACGCACCGCAGACAGAGTAAAAATTTTGGGGCTTCGTAATAGCGCCTTTGGCCACTTGCACGCGGCCCCATATTGCATCAGGCAGAAAGAAAGTGTATGGATACATTTCCTAGGGATTTGAGTTCATCGCTGTTAGATCCGTTGTTAAATGTGAACCATTTCAAAGGACCAGAAGCACCAGAAGATGCACTAGACTTTCGGGGGAGAAAGCTATGCCAAACAAGAGACGCAAAGGACAAAGCCTTGACTTTTATGTCGGCATCCTAAAGTCCATCGCAAAAAATAAGGAAGCGTTTTCTGCATCGCAGTTGAGTGTCATGCTGGCAGCAGCAGACCGACTCGCGGTCGTAGATGACCTTCCAAGGTTGACAGGTGACTCAGGCCAACCTCTCATCCCGGCTACCCCCGGACCAGACCCGTTGCTAGAAAGTTTGAAAGCGCGGACTGCGGCAATGAAGGGGGATACAAATGCAACTACTTAAAATCGCAACCGCAGAACAGGCATCTGCTTTCGCGAAGCAATGGAAGCAATGGAAGCACCGCAACATACATCATATTATCGATGAAGTACATGCGAATTTTGCGGCTGATTTTGCTAATGTTATAGTGACCTCTTTTGTCGAGAATCAGATGAAGAAAGCCGCAGAAGCGGCAAAGCCTAAGGTGGTGTTACAATGAACGGCACACAATTTATGCGGCCAAAGTTTTCGGCCCCAGCCAGCCATAACACCAGCCAGATGACGTGGGATTTAGCTTTCCTTACGAAACGACAATTTATCGCGAAGCATGGAGAGGCTTTGTATGACTACACCAAAGACCCTTCGGGGAGCGCTAAATCAGATTCAAAGATTGTTGACCAAACAGCCGTATAGTGCTGATCTTTGGGATATTCTCGTAGCGCTACGTGGGCCAGATTCTAGGAATCGTAAGATTAAACACGCGACTACTGCGGTTATTCGACAGGCCGCTTTCCCCGCACGACCATGTGAGGATCGAAGTGTATTTGGCAAAGATTCACGCCAACTTGCTGCACGCCGCCGCTCGCTATTCGCGAATCGCGAAGATAACAACCATTTCAGGGAACACACGAGGGACGCTTTCGAGTCTCTTGGCCTATCGTTATTTGAGGAGAACGTATGGAACAAGTAATTCCAAACCTCTGGGTTGGTAGTGATGCAGATGTGCCGGAAGCTAAAAAACGTGGGTATGCCCGATTGACCGCTGCAAAAGATGGCCCGGATGGTCACCGAGAGATTCTCGGATACACGACTATGGGCGCACCTAAAGGTAAAGATTATTTGTTCGCTCGCGAAGGTGATCACGCTGCGATGAACCTGATTGACGTAGACGACCCTGCATTCATTCCCGAGAAGATGATACTTAAAGGAATCGAATTCGCGCAAGAGATGTGGGCGCAAGGGAAAAAGATACTGATACACTGCAATGCAGGACACAGCAGGGGCCCGACGACCGCAATGTTATTCATGCGATCCATAGGTGAGTTACCCCAGCCCTTCAATAGGGCAAAGAAAATATTTACGACTCTGTATCCCCCATATGATCCCGGTCACGGGATGGAGTATACCGCTCGCAAGATGTGGGATGAGATCGCTCCGAAAGGTTAGCATGCCTGTTAGACAGAAACAACAAGACATCATGAATGATGGGCCGGGTTTGGCCCAACGTGCCCGTGAGACAAGTGCAGTACTAGATGCAGGCGATATATCTTCATCTCTTCCGAAGGCGACCCCGCCTCAAGTGAATCCGGACAAGATTGACAAGAACGTGAAGTATGGAGATCGTAAAGGTGAAGTACGAATTCCAGTAGACCAGATGACTAGGCCGCTAGGCAGTTTCAAGACAGGAACTGATTACGTTCCTAAGACGGGTATCTACGAGCTGCATAAAGGCGAAGCGGTTAAAACCGCAGAGGAAAATAAAATGGACCCTATGGCATTAGTTCCGGGCCGCTCTGAAGAGAAGCCCAAGAAAGTAGTTCACGAGATTCGATCCCGTAAGGCGCATTCGGGCGGGGTTATTCACGAGCATCATCACACACATCCCGAGCACCACAAAATGGAAGAACACACTTCCCCGGATGCCGCAGCCGCAGGAGCGCATGTCGCTTCTATGCTCGGTGGGGAAGACGCGGGCGCACCACCTGCCGGAGCACCACCTGCAGGACCGCCAGCAGGCGCACCGCCAGTAGCAGTATAAGGAGAATTTATGTCGAAAGCAAAAACCGCAGAGAAACACGATCTTCTGCCTAATCAGAAGACAGCCCCAATGACGACTATTCACACAGGTCCAGCAAAGCCGTTTGATCAGTGTGGAGAGAAGCGTGCGGGTAATCCGAAGTACGCATGCTACCCCGGTGAACCTACCGCGAACCCGGCATACAAGGGCGGAACGAAATAAATTTTTATCCACCAGACTAATTACCTGAGTGGCGGGGAGGCCTTCATGACGGTCGATCAATTGGAGAGTTGGTTTCAGAAGCACCTGTTGGATAAGGATTATCAACATTTAGGAATGTCTCCTGAAGAAATGGATAAGGGGGCGTTGGCCAGTTTTACCCGGATGAAACAGGTACACCAGCAGCGTGTACTCGACGTTTGTCGGTCCTATAAAGTAGTCATTGACGACGACCCTGAAACGTTAAATCGCATGTTGCGTTACAGATTCATGGCCCAAACAAATCTTTTTGCACTATGCCATCTTTTGGAAAAGTATCGCGACTGTTCCGACAAAACATATACTTGGATCGATGGTACGACGCATGATACCCATCAGGGCATCTGCAATTCTTTCTTCGTAAGAAAAGACCCAACAGTAAAAACCTTCAAACAGTTTGCTCAAGAGTATGTTGAGCAGAAGCAACGTTTATTATTGGTTCCTCGTGGTGGGTTCAAAAGTTCAATAGACATGGCGGATACGGTACAGTATGTGATTTGCTGGCCTGAGGTAACGGTTATCATCCTCACAGGTGTGTTGCAATTGGCGAAAGACTTCGTCAGCGAAATCAAAGGCTTCTTCAAACTCGAAGAAGGAACAATGGATGATGTCAACCTGTTTGCGACGAAGAAAGCTATCAAACCTCGAACTCTAGACGATGATACTCCGTTCATGTTTCAGGTCCTATTCGCGGAACATTGTATCGACAAAGATGATGGTCGAGAATCTGAATTTGATACGCCTGCCAGTTCCGTTCAAGGCACAGGTTCCACCGTTTGGGCGGCATCTATAGATCAGAACTTATCCGGTTGGCACGCGGGCATCATGAAGTTAGATGACGTTGTAACTAATGAAAACAGCCGAACAGTAGATAGAATTATCAACGTCAACAAGCAAGTCAGCATCAACAAAGCGATGCTCCATCCCTACGGATTCTACGATAAAATCGGAACGTGGTACGATTCCGAGGATACGTACGGTCAGGACATGAAGCACATAAAGGTCTGCGAGAAGAACGGCGACCCCATCAACATGAAAGTTTATCTGCGTCCTTGCTGGTGGCCAAATGCTACCGCAGTGAAAGCTGGTAAAGTTGAAAGTGAGATGACGGAGTCGGATTATGAGTTATGGTTCAATGTTCCCGGCCAATTAACTTATCAGTTCCTTCGCGGAGAGATGCATGACGCTGAAGGCTTCGCAATTAAATATCTGAACGATCCGACGAGAGCACACACGGTAAAATTTCCGCGTGAGTTGCTCGAACGCCGGACAATACATTCTAATTTACTCCCCCAGAGCGGGTTGGTAGTCACCTGTATTGATACAGCGTACTCAACGAAAAGTTGGGCGGACTACACCGTTATGATAACTGCCTTGATTTATGGTGGGCGGTTTTACATTATCGACATGGCTCGCGGTAAATGGAACGAGTTTGAATTGCCTGTAAAGATCGCATCTGTGGCGAACCAATGGCGACCCACACGCATGTGTATCGAAGAATCCGTTGGTGTAAAATGGCTCGGCAAAGAAATTTACCGGGAAATGGACAAGTTGCGTGTACGTGTACCTATCGAGTTTGTACCCCTAGGCAAAGGTAGTAAGGCTACGGCCAAAGATCAGAAGGCTAAGCCTGTTCTCAGATACCTTGGAGATGACCGATTATTATTTGCTAATCAGATGGTCGGGCTCGAAGAACTCTACACAGAACTCTCCCATTTCGGGACCGCAGCGAGTACACATGACGATATTGTGAGCGCACTCTCAATCCTTGTTGACCAGTTCTCTTCTTATGCAGACATGGAAGGTAAGAAACAAGAGGCCTCCCCGGACTTTGTAATTAGTTCACAACAGAAGCAGCAGTACGATCATATCTATGGCAAGGGCACTTTTGATAAGTGTTTTAAGCAGCACGCTCTCAACATAGCTTTGGATCATCCTGACAAGTCTACGCAGGACGCGGTCAAAGAACATCAAAATGCCGGGAGTTACAGTGACCCGTTAGCAGATGCAGGGCTGTACAATTAGGAGCGATATGCCCGAAATGGTTGATTCACAATTGGTGGCCGACGGTAATCCGAATACAACACTTACTGGCGAGAACTACAATAAATCGGGCGAATTAAAAGAAGTGAAGGACGATCTTTCCGCACACCTAGGAACGGTCATTCAATCAGCCCAAGCTGCACGTGATTTTCTTGTGAACAAACAGTGGAACCTTCTCTGGAGAGATGCGGACTTGCTGTTTCAAGCACCACGCCCCATGACGGTATACGAGAATACGTATGTTCTCGAACCTAATGTGGTGCGGTTTACTGTTGCTAAGATTTGCAATTCGGTTGTCCCGCAATTGTATAAGGGTATGTTTTACGATGATCCGCCAATGATTCTTCGTCCGCGCCCCGGCGTCAAGCAGGAGATTACGGATGCCAAGACCGCTTTGTTCTCTTACATATTAGACAAGAGTAAGTTTAAAACAGAGACGAAATGGGGTCTCGAAACGATGGCCCATCTCGGCACGGGAATCTGGAAGTGGGGATATGATTGGACTGAGATTACTACATCCAAGCGTAAAGCCGCCGTTGCTGCCATAAAAACGGGCCCCGATAATTCGCCTGACACTCATCTTATCCCCGAGGATAAACCTCCTAATATCGTCACAACGACTAAGGTTGTCCCGATGCCGTTCTTCGAGCATCGCCCCTTGGACGCCGTCCTCGTCGATCCTAAGTTAGCGGTCGCAGATATTAGAGAAGCGCGATGGGCTATTGATGTCCGTGCGATGGACTTCTACGATTTAGACGCTATCAGGATTGCGTTAGAGTTAGAGGCGAAAGACAACCCTGCAGTAATGGAAGGTTGGTCCTTCCCTGATAATCTCAAAGACATGTGGGCAGTGCAATCACCATCAGCACCGAACCAGATGGTTGAGCAGGCCTTATACATGAAGGGCGCGGTTCACCACGCTCAGGATTCCAATATCGGAATCACGCCTAACCCGCTGATGACTAAGTTGGAAGTTCTTGAGTACTGGGATGGACGACAAAAGATCATCGTCCTAAAAGGCCAGAAAGTATTATATAAAGGCGACAACGAATTCAAACGTTTGCCGTTTTTATCTGCCAACTGGTGGAACCGACCGAAGTCGTTTTATGGTATGGGTCTAGGTCTTATCGTAGGTCAGAATCAGAGAGTTGACCAAGGAACAATTAACGCGATTCTCAAGATTTTGTCATACGGCGTAAACCCGATTTATCTAAAAAGACGTGACGGAAACAATTTCACCCAGATGGTTAAGACCAGCGTTGGTAAGGTCATGACCGTAGATGGAGAAGCGGATAAAGCATTCAAACTGATGGAAACTCCGAAAGTGCCTTCTGATGTTTGGCAGGCGTTGAAGGAATCCGAACAGGCGACTGAATCTTCATCCGGCGCAGATCAACAGTTAGTACAGGGTAGTTCATCAGGACCGCGTTCCAGCATGGGTAGAACCTCTGGTGGAGCAGCAATACAGGCGTCAGCATCAGCGACGAGACTGGATGGTCCGCTAGACAACTTCATCGAACAGGTGTTCAAACCATGGTTATATATCGTGGATGAACTCGTATTCACGAAAATGTCGGACGCTACCATCCTCCACATTTTAGGTGAAGTGCTTGGTAAGCCATTAACGAAATCCATCGGCATGCAAGAATATTGGGATGCTGTTATGGACTTCGAAGTTTTAGCGGGTGCTGCAATGTCCGCGAAACGTACTATGGCCCAGAGCATGACTATGCTTACCCAATTCCTCGACAATCCCCAATTAGCGGAGTCACTCGCCAAACAGGGAAAGAAAATTGACTTCCTTACGATCTTTAAGATGTGGATGGAAGCCAGCGAATGGAAAAACGGCAATGACATAGTCATACCGATGACGCCAGACGAAATCGCAGAGCAGAAAGCTAATTCTCCTGCTGCAATGAACGCGGTGAAGATGCAGGCTGCAAACCAGAGTACACAGCAGAAGTTTGTACAGAAACAAGAACTTGAGGACCAGTCCTCTAACAACCGTATCAAGCGTGATCTCGTTATTGCTTCGGCCAAGGCATCAGGGTTGAGCGAGACTGTCGAGGGAGAACCCTCTACAGGCGGTCTCGAAGGACAACAGCCTCAAGTTATGTAGTTTATAATTGACTGATTCGCTATCAGTCAATCAGGAGAGTGCTGAGTACCGAAGATTCTTATCCTTGAAAATGATGGGTAATAAGATTGCGTGCAAAGCCGCTGGAACAGAGGGTCTCGCGAGAGAACCAGCCTAATGAATGCTCTGTACGGAAAGACTATATGTTGAAAGCTTTTGTACTAGCACTCATGCTGGCGTTAGGCATGTCCGTCCCTACGACCGAACCTGTCCCGGTATCTGCCCTTGTAACGAAGACGGCTGTAGAACAACAGCATGCGACTACTCACCGTATTGCCGTTTTTGATCTGTTAAAAGGTGATAACTGGGATCAGGAAGTCGGACACTGTTCCGGCACGGTTGTGGGCCCACACGCGATTTTGACCGCTCAACATTGTTTCATGGATAGTAATCTGATTCGTTTGGACGCCGAGAAAGACCCTATTAAAATCGTTGCTGCAATAATTGACGGTAACGATCACGTAATTTATCTTGTAGATCGGACTTTCAAGACGTGGGCCAGCATCAATGAAAGAACACTTATTGCAAACGAATCTGTTCATGTCTGGGGATCGCCGGGAGATAACACCGACGTTTATCGTAGTGGTTATTTTGTCAAGTATTCCACTATGAAAGACTTGGACCCGGCATTGACTGTCCAGTTTGAAAATTTCATTTTACCAACATTTGGGGGAGACTCCGGTTCTGGAGTATTTGACGAGAATGGAAGTATTGTCGCCGTAACTTCTATGGGTGATAAATCCGCAGATAGCTTAGATGTGCCTTTAGCTTTTACACAAGACCAACTGGATACCGCCACACGATAGCAACTCTTGGAGGAGACATGCTTAAAGTAACTAACGAACTAAAAGGGTTAGACATCGAGTTGGTACTCACCGACGATGAGCGTGGAATCTTAGCCGCAAGCGTAAAGCAACGGGGCTTCGAGATCATGCAGCGAATTATGGAAGATCAAGTTCGCAAATTCAATTTTAAATTGCTCGATACTAATCCCTCGAAGCAAGAAGAAGTTCTCGCTGCCCACTTCATCGCAAAAGGCGTAGCCCAATTTTACACGGCACTTATGGAAAAAATCGAGTATGAGTGTCAGATCGTCGCTTATAGCAATCGTAAACCACAAGTTGAGGATGCGACAGATATACCGGAATTGCAGTAACCTTGGAGGAGGATTTGTATGAGTACACCAGTGATTACACCTGAACCAACCGCGCCTGTGGTAGCCCCTATCGTAGTTGCGCCGGAATTGAAATGGCATGAATATCAGCCTATGGACGAACATAACCGTCCCGTCGGCGGCAAACAACGTTTTAGTTACACCACCATGGAAGAACTTGTCCAGAAGCTGGAATCAGCCCACAGCAATTCTATCCTTGGCATGCGTGATGTAAAACGCAAAGCCCGTCTTGGAACTCCTGAGGTAGACTCTCTACCAACGGAGCTAGAACGGACTCCGGCGTTCGTACAGTTCAAAGAGAAGCCGCTTACAACAGAAGAACGATACGCTATCTCTCAGGACATGAATGATCCGGCGAAGTTTGAATCCGCCCGCGATAGACTTTTAGAGTCCTCGCTAGGCGTTCCACCCGCGCAATTGCGGGAGACATTAAACGAACAACAGCAACAGACGCAGCAGATTCTCGCTCGTCAGAACGCTGAAGTTTGGCTCGAACGGCACCCTGAATTTTATGCGTGTGCCGAGAACGTTAATACAGTTTGTGAATGGATGACAAAGACAGGGCTAAAGCCATCCGTTAAGAATTTTGAATTTGCCCAAGCAAAGATGGAAGAAGCCGGATTGCTTCTTTCTTCTCCTATCGTGCGTGAGGTTCCGCCAGCAGTCACACCAGTTGTGGCTCCCATGGCGGAAATACAGCCGGAACCGCAGGCTGTAGCAGTGGAACCCGTTCGAATTAACGAAGTCCCAGTGCCGCAAGAAAAGCGACAGAGTCATGTTCCATCAGGCTTGAATAACCGTGTTGCCCCTGTGGGTGGCGCGATGCTTACAACTGAAATGGAATCACTGACTTTGAGAATGATCGACGATATGCCTTCCGAAGATTACCGGAAGCAGATTATGACAAACCCAGCGTTTGTCAAACGTGTGAACGAGTTGGAAGCAACCCGTCCCCCACGCCCTCGTCGATAAAACAGGTATAAAATATGGCTTTCTCCCCAGCGGGTAACCAGCTTTCCAACCTGCCTCAATCCACGGTAAAGTTTTATGACAAAAAGTTCCGTGAGAATTTGAAGGCACAAACCCCGTTCGTCGCATGCTCGGAACGTCTCGACTTGCCAGTGAATTCAGGTAACCAGTACGAGATGTTCATGTATGTTCCGTTGGCTGCAAACGTCAACCAGACTACAGAAGGGACTGTTGGTTCGTCTCTGAGCGTTTCCGTTCTGACTACCACGGCGACTATCGGTGAATATGCCGATTACGCTAACTTCTCCTCGCTGTCTCTCGCTACCGCGATTGACAACACCGTTGAGAACGTTGCTCGTGAAATGTCTTACCGTCTTGGCGAATCGTTGTCCGCACTCGTGCGTGCAACTGCCGACGGTGCATCGAGCATCGACGCCAGTGTTTTGACCGAACTGGCCGCTTCAAGCACTTCGAGCTTCACCGCTCTGTCGCTCTCTCAGATTCGTAACAGCGTTCAGTCGCTGGCGGGTCGCAGCGTTCGACCGTTCGACGAAGGTTCCAAGAGCTTCGCAGGCGTGATCCATCCATTCGCTTTGGGTGATGTCCTTGCTGATAACAGCAACGATTCCCCAATCGATATTCTGAAGCACACCCCGGTGGGCCAGATGAAGATGGACAGTCTCGTTTCGGTTGATCTGACTGAAGTCATCACGTTGCCTACTACGGGCGTGGATTTCTACCAGACCAACTTGGTCACTCAGACCTCGAACTACAGCGGCATCACGGGCCTGACCGCACTCCGCACCTACATCTTCGGACGCGATGGTATCTTCTCCATCAACCTCGGAGCGAAGGGTGACACCGGATTCGGTGACGGTGAATGGCGAAATATCGAATGTAATATTGTTCAGAACGCAGAACCAACTGTTGCCGATCCTGAAGGGTTGATCCCCGGATGGACCAGCTATCGTGTGCACTTCACGACATCGCTCGGACCTGACACGACCATCCGTCAGCGTCAGATAGATGCCGCTTCGGCTATCTCCTAAGTCATTGAGAATAAAGATAATTTAGGTGTTGACAACTAGTTTATGGCATGATATTCTCTATAAATAAGGAGAATATCATGCCTAAACAAGCTGTTGATCTGTTCAATTGTAGATTCGGGAAGTGGTTAGTTTTACATCGCGCTAAACCCGATATTCATCATCGTATTCTATGGACCTGCCTATGCGATTGCGGAACCGTGACGGACGTGTTGGGTCAATCTCTGACTCACGGTACGTCTAAACAATGCTTATCATGTTCTCGTGTTGGTAACAAATATGGCAAAGGTCGTCTCATAGGTTCTCATTCTGAAGCGGAAAAAGCGGCTCTTGTAGCACGTAATAACGCTCGCAAGGGTATTCCAGTTACTTCTGAAAAGGCGCTAGCAGCCGTTCGAGCAGCTTGTAAAAAGATGAATGAAGTTCGCCACAATCAAGCAAAGCATATTTTGGCTGATATCGATGCCGAAAGATTGACTGCTGTTTGTACGGTGTGTGGACAGGTTCCCATAAAGGTAATCAAACACACAGCGGATAAATGGAATCATTTAAGAGACCAATATTCTTGCTGGGTTGGTACTCGGTGCAGAGAAGCTGATGGCGAAGCCGCTAGAGTTTCCTACCCCCATCAAGCCTTAGATATGTGGAATACCCAAAAAGGTGATTGCGCTATATGCGGAAAATCTATGGTTCGAGCAGGTAATACCTCGGACGGAGCCACTTTAGACCACTGTCATAGGACAGGATATATAAGAGGGTATCTCCATCAAGGTTGTAACAAAGGTTTGGGTCATTTTCAAGACGACCCTGAGATTTTGAAGAAAGCTGCTGAGTATTTGTTACGAGCAGCAGAAGATTAAAAGCAGGCGTGCCGTTGAGTCTGTGATCATGTGTGACTGAAATATTGACAAGAGTAACGGCTCTTTCAGAAAAGGAAGTATATGAGTAACTCAAGTGTCGGGGGCGTTCCTACAAGCGGTCTCGGCGTTGCAGCAGCAGTAAAATTGACTGGAACGGGCGTAGTGCAAACACGCACCCCCGTAGCGGGCACGCGTGGTGTCTCCCAGTACACCGTAAACGTTCCTATTGGCGGGTCCGTCGTCGTGACATCTTCGGCAATCGATGATGCAGGCGCAACTGTCGGATCGTCCGCAGGGAATCTGGCACTAGGTTCCGCCGCGAATTATGCGATCCTTGCAGCCGCAGGAATTACGAACACCGGAAGTACGTCCATCGCAGGAGGAGTCATTGGATCATTTCCAACCACATCTATCACAGGTTTCAACCCACCCCCAGCGACTGTGGACAACGCAGACGCGCAGGCTGCTTTGGCTGCGGCTCTAATCGAGTATAACGCTCTGCTTGCGCTGCCTACCACTGCATCACTTACCACTGCCGACATCGGATCGAGCGGTATACAAGGCAGCGCAGGCGCACCTAATGGGACTTGGTTCGCTGGTAAGTATGTAAGCCCTAGTTCCATCGCAATTACCACTCCGGTTACTTTGGATGCTCAGGGGAACCCGAATGCAATCTTCGTGTTCTACGCGACCGCATCGACTATTACGCAGGCAATCGCAGGCACAGTAACTCTGAAGAACGGAGCACAGGCAAGTAACGTGTTCTGGATCGCAGGAAGTTCCTTTACATCTGTTGGCCCCGGAGCCTTGATGAATGGAAACATTCTGGCCAACACGAGCATCACCCTAGGCGGCGGCACTTTGAATGGTCGCGCACTCGCGGGCATCGTAACTAGTTCAGGTGCAGTGACTATAGTGGCTGCCGAAGTTATTACGGTACCAACAGGGGCTTCTCAGGTTGGATGGAACGCGATTGTGTATAACAATTTCCCTTCGTCTAATCCTGCATGGTATCGGCCATCTAACGCAAATAAATATAGCAACACATTTGCGGCCCCCGCTTCTCTTGATGACAGCGATGGTAACCCATTTACGGTTCGAGGACGTGTAGCGGGACAGTGCGTAGTTGAATTCCAAATTCCGACTTTCCTGAATACGACTGGAACGATTTATGGGGACGACGGAACCCCAACAGTTATGGATGAAACTCCGATTGATTCGATTTTCGCGCATCTAATCGTCACGGTTACAGGTGGTACATCGTAGTCTCGGCTAGTCCGAAGAAAAAGGAATAATCTATGGCAAATCCAAATCCACAGCACAATCCTACGGACGGGCTCGCAGTTGCAGCTTATGTCCAAGTAACAGGCACCAACGTTGTTAATAACAGCGGTGGCGCAGGGGCCACACAGGGTACGACCGGGTTCCAGACAGGTCAAGGTATCGGCGCAGTGTCTTCTGCTAAGCACCCCGTTGCTCAGTATAATCTTACACTGAGTCTAGGCAGTAAGACAGTCAATGGTGTGGCATATAGTAACACTTGCCAACTTACAACCATCATAAAGGATGTGGCTAACACCACTTATACAGCCCCGGTCAATTCACCGACGTACAAGTCTGATTATCCAACGGGTGCATTCTACAATCCTAGCAATGCAATCAGTGGCAATGGTTTACTCGCTAATCAGGTTGCATACTCTGCCCTGATTGCTAGCGTATCGGCAAGCGGTCTCATCACTGCTTCCCACGTTGGCCAGACAGGTGTCGGGATTCATTTCCCGACGTTTGACAGCGTTATTGCTGGTACACAAGGCCAACCGATAATGCGATTGTACGCGATTGTGTTGGTGAACGTAATCCCGTAATACCTTGGGTGGGCTACTCGCTTTGCGGCTAGCCCTCTCATTCCTTGGAGGAGGAAGTATGGAAGAACTTACAATCGTAAAGGCTTTGCGAGAGTCGATAGAACTACTGCGAACCGAGCACACGAGACAACGTAAATTGATAGGAAGGCTGAGAAAAACTGTCAGCGATTTACGTAGACTCAAAAACATTCAACATAAAAACGATCAAGCGTTCCGCGATATGTGTCAAGAAGATTTGTAATTTGTGTCGAACGTGCCGTAAGCGTGAGGGGTTATTCCCTATACTTATGGCTAATGGCGTTTGTCGTCTAGAAGGCAAACAAAGTGTCCATGGTTGCGCTACCTGATCCGTAACGTGTACGTGGGTTTCGCGCATGCGTAGGCTCCTCCATGAGTACGAGGGACGCCTGAGCCTAAGAAAAGTGGAGGAGAATATGCCGCACGTTAGTAATGAGGAGTATCTTGAGCGCTGGGAATCTAGCGCACCGAAAGCGATAGATAGCCATCTCACACCCGAGCAAATAAAACAGGTTCAGGGAACTAGAAATGTCGAATCTGCACCATGGGAATCTTACATGGCGGATGAACAATTAACTCCCGAGATGGAAGCCGCAATCGCGGAATATTCTACACGTATACACGATGATTCCAGCAACCAGACCAAAGAAGAATTGGCCCGGTGGAAGGAAGGCAATGAGGAAGTAGCCAAAGAATATCAGTTTGTAGCACCCGACGAATATAACAATGTAGAAGAACGCATGGGTCGGATATTACATTCTTCCGAGTTCATTAATACACTGCGGGATAAAGTGGGCTTGAAGTGCTGGTATCGGGCACATCCACATGCAGATAAGATTACTTTACTCGTACAAAAAGCGTTTGGCACACAAGAAGCAGAAGTCGCTTGTTGGGTGCAACTAGGGTTTATGCCTGAACTCAGTATTATGCGATTTGATGATCATGGCGTTCCTTTAAATGAGAGTCATCGGGGGTATCGAACCTGTTTGCTACAGATGTTGCTTAAAGGAATGATCACTGAAGCACAGATCATAAAATATTTTGGCCCAGCGAAGATGACACCCGCATGGGAACGCTACAACACCACAGTGCATTCGTGGAGGAATCAGAAGTAAATACTAGGAGGAAGTATGGAAGAACAAAAGCAGAAGGTTTATTCCAATGCTGCAGATGAGATCGCAGCGATTGAACTGAGTATCAAGCGGGCGCAGTTGGCCGATCTTGAACTCCAGAAGACAGAACGACAGTTGAGCATCGAGGAGAAACGCGGAACTATCGCGGATCGAGTCACAAAACAGAAACAGAAAGCGATGGATCGCGAGCAACAGGGTAAAGTGTTCGCCGCCCAGAAGCGTGAAGACGATGCGAAGCAGAACGCCTGTACTCATAAGAAAGGTGGCGTAGTTTCTCAGCGCAACCTGCAAGTTCTCAGCACGGGCGGTAACAGTCCGCAGTACGCTGTAATCAAGCACCAGATGATTAATGGCGACTTCTGGGTTCGTTGTCTCCGTTGTGGTAAGACGTGGCTCCCGCCAGTCAAGGATAACTTCTATTTCAGCGCGAAGGGTAAGGTTGTTGCTCCGGTGGATGGTGTATTCTCCCCCGAGAAATTCGCAGCAGCGGAAGTGGAATATCGTAAGGCAGTTGCTTTTGAAACCAATAACACCGCCTCGGGCTCCGTCATCTGCAAATTTAGCAAGTGGGATGAGAAGTCTGAACAGTGGGTGGACGCGACGAATGACTACCGACAGGCGGTCAAGAATTCGAACCTGAGGTAATCATGAGCCAGACACAATCGCTATCCGCCGAACAAGTAGCACTGTTGACCAGTGCAGATGTGGACCGCATGTCTTCTGACGTATATCGAACGCATGTGACCACTAACCCCGCATTCGTGACGCGAGTAAATGAACTCGCAACCACCGAAAAACGAAAGCCTAGATAATTCGAACTGCCGCTGAGCGCGGAGATGGCCCCGCGCCAAGGGGAACGCTTATCGCCGCAGAGCCCGGTTTGTGGGCGGGATTGTATTCGTACAACCCGCCAAGGCTCATATTTTTGTGTTTAAGGAGATTTATGGGAAACAGTTCGATACAGCTACAGGATTTGGTGGATGACGCTCGCAGTAATGGTGAACTCGCACCTGCCATCCCGGCTGGCGGATTCTCCGACGCCCCTGCGCTATCTATCGCGAACGACGTAATGCAGAACATGCTCGCAGGCGGACCTAACGGCCAGCCCTTCAACTGGAAGTGGAATCGTGCCGTAGAGACTCCGTTCTTCATTAACAGTTGGCAACAGGATTATTTCATTCCGAATCAGGTAGCGGTAGGCTGGTTGGAGAGTTGCACGGCTGTAAATTATAGCAGTACACAATTCCCAAAGCCTGTATATCCGGTCATCGTAAAGCGAGACCTCCTGATCACTTTCAATCTTTCGACGAACAATGATGCTCGCATTTGCTGGATGCAGAATGATACTATGCAGGCGGGCACGTGGGGAGCATCTACACAATTGACTCCGACCGGGCAATCACAACCCGGCCCTGGCGTAGTGTATAACGATCCTAGCGCTGCAATCGCGCAGCCCATCAATCCGACTACGGCGATCAAAGATGCTTTCGGAAATCTTTGGACTCTTACCCGGTACGGAACCTGTGGCAATACTAACCCTTTTCTTGTGAATCAAAATCCAACCTATCCAACCGTGCAGAATCAGAGCATTGTTTCTACCGTTGTGACGGATGGAACAGTCCAATGGACCGCAGTCAATCCGAAAGGCCAAGGTTACCGAATCAACCCACTGCCTTGTCAAACAGGCCCGGTGTGGTTCATCCAGCCAGTCGGTCAAATGAAGGTGCCATTCATCAAGTCGCTTAGTACTATGCTCGACCCGATTCCAGATGACTTCTACACTTTCTTCAAGCAGGGATTTTTTGCCCAGTGCTATCGTCGTTCCCCGCTCAAAGAAGTCCGGGCGAAGTTCGAGATTGAATACAAACTCTGGCAGCAGGCGCTTACCAACGCGATGATGTTTGGCGCTAACCAAGAAGACGATTGGGGTTTCGTGCCCCAGACGAACGTGATGGATTCTGGATATTCATACAATCCGATTTCACCAGCGCAGCCGTATGGGCCATGGAATTTTGTCCTTTCGAATCAATCATTTACAGGTTATTTCGGACTCTGGGCAATGTGTCGAAAGTTACTGTTTGGTTTCAGTTCGTAACTATCCTCTTGACATATATGAGTTTTAGTAGTATCCTAATTGTAGGAGATACTATGACAATTTATCCTTGCAAGTACGGTCGCGGCAACGTTGGTTATTCAAAAGGTGGGCAATGCGTACAATGCTGTAGGGATCGCGCTGCCGAAGCCCGTAAGCGTGACCCAGAAGCCCACAGACTGCGTAAGAACGAATGGCAGAGCATTAAACTATACGGTCTTACTATCGATGGGCGTAACAAATTGCTCGCATCCCAAGGCGATGCATGCGCGATCTGCGGACGCACTGGACTGACGTGGGGTAAGGGTTTCAACGACGTTTGGCATATCGACCACGAGCACGGACAAGAGGGAACTCACCGTGGAATCTTGTGTGCCGCATGTAATTTGGCTCTCGGAAAATTAGAGCCCTATATGGATCAGGTTTTGGCGTATCTCGCCAAGCACAAAAGGAATCTCCCCGATGGCAATCTCAACAGTTACGATATCGCAGACAATGGAGTGGGCGAAGAAATTATCGTTCAATCGTCTATCAGCGGTAGGAAATAATCTCGAACCAGCACTCACTTCCGCGCAAATGGTCATGGATGTGATTTTAGCGCCACCCTTCGAATTTTGGTGGAACACACAGGAATTGAGTTTCACGACTTCTCCTATTGCGAACTCGGCACCTATTACTAACGTCTCTGTGACCGCTGGAATCGCCACGATAACAACCGCGAACACTTTTGCCGTAGGGAATCTTGTAATCCCGTCAGCCGTAGCGAACGCAACCTTTCTCAACGGCCAGCTTCTCATAGTGCTCACTGCGAGTCCTATACAGATCACTGCCGCAGTCACCACTCAGACATATGCTTCACACGTGGACACAGGAACCCTTACGAACGGCACTACTCAGGATTACACGATTGCAGCGCCTGCGTTCTCTCATATTGAGCACGCATCTGTATTAGATGTGACTCGTACCCCGCCGAATTGGGTAGAACTGAAAGTTCAGAATGACCTCGCTCTCGATTCCCGAGATGCCCGGCCCACTTTCGTAGGCCCGCAAGCGGAGGATGCAAATGGTGATGTGACTTTCCGAGTCATGCCATCACCGAATGCGGTGTACCCCGTTAGCGTACACGTACAACTCGCCGCCCCTCGAATTACCAGCATCAACCAGACGTGGGCTCCGATGCCGGACTTTATGCAGTACATCTACAGTTGGGGTTTTTTAGCTTTGATTTGGGCGTTTGCGGATGACGCCAGATTCCAGATCGCCAATTCGAAATTTACTGCGGGACTTCTCGCACGAGCAGAAGGACTGACCGAAGAAGAGAAAAATATTTTCCTGAACAATTGGAACGCAGTACTTGGAATGGGCCCCCAAAAAAGCGCCCAAGGAATGCAAGCGCGAGGCGTGTAAATGGCTAAGATTCTAATTACCGGAGGGAACTTCCAGTCCGCTAGCGGTGTACCGCTAGCAGGCGGGTATGTGACCTTTAGGTTAAACACCGATGCGGTGGCAGGGGATTCCCAGATTTCTTCAGGGAGAATGGTTACTTTTCCTCTTGATGTAAACGGAAATCTGTCGGGTTACATCTGGCCGAACGATCAGATGACACCCGCTAACACCGTGTATTTTGTCGAAGCATTCACAGCAAAAGGTCAGATGGTATGGGAAGCGCAACTACATATTACGTCGGGCAGCGTTTGGGAGTAGTCTATGTCAGCATCTAAAGTGCAATTGATCGGTGGTTCGTTTCAAGACCCCCAAGGAAATGTTCTCGCTAATGGTTACTTAACGATGATGTTATCTTCCGATGAAGAAGTTAATGACAGTATAATCTGTAGTGGAATCCAGATCACTATACAGCTTGATGCGAATGGCAATGTAATTACAAGTCCCCCCCAGTATGTATGGGGGAATGATGTGATGCTACCTGTTAATTCATATTACAAAGTGACTGGGTATACGTCAGCAGGACAAATATCTTTTGGTCCGAATAACCAACAATGTGTAGGCAGTCCGACCTTCGACGCAGGCTCATGGATTCCGAATAGCGTAATCAGTTGGTCGCCTTCTGTTCAACCTCTTTCACTAGAAGTTGCGGGAACGGCACTTAGTTCCCAGACCTTACTAGACCTCGTGAATTCGGGAAATGTCACATTCACTGACATAGGTAATGGCCAGATTTCAGCATCAGTTCCAATTACCCCACCACCACCAGCAGGGCTTCCAACACCCGATCAATCACGCTTTGCTATGTGGTACGCAAACTTTCCCGGTGGCGGTGCGTGGGTTCCTTTCGATGATAATATAAACGCTGGTGCGGGTGGTGGAGGCAGCACTACCAACAACGCTGTCACCTCTAGCGGTGGTGTGTCAATCACTATTAATAACAGCGTGGCCTACAACGGTGCTGGGTTTATTTGGCCCACGAGAAAAATAAACTTTCTCACCACCATTAAGGTAACCGTCACTGCCACAAGTTTGTACTACGCGGGTTTGACCAATATAGCCTCCGGATCAGGTGTTACTGACCCCACGACGGGAGATTCCATTCTTGTTGGTTATGTTGCCTCAGGTGTATCCGCAGGAAACTGGCTGTTAGTGACTAGCACGGGTGGTGTCAAGACCGTTGTTGACTCGGGAGTTGCCATCGTGCAGGGTACTCGGTACGCCATAAAGATTATTGTCAATGCGGGTACGGCAACCTTATACATCAACGGAACGGCTATTACTACCAACTCTACCCTACCGACTGCGAATGCCTTAAATATGGCCATATATAGTCACAACGGTAGTGGTAGCGGCCAGTCTACAACGGTTGAGTATATGTACGCCGACTCCAGCCCCGTGTAGGTTAGATTAAGTAAAGGAATTCAATGTCAAACGCATTGCAGATCAACGGTGCCCAATCCGATAAACAAGTGAAGGCGACCCCGCTATATGTAGGTCGCAACACCACGGGACTCTGGACAAATCGCTCTCCATTGCGTGACGCGGCGACGGGCCGAATATCTGAAAAATATTATGGACCTGCTGGCGATGCAATGATCGCAGGGTCTAACGTTGAAGTTACCAATAGACTTACCCTTTCTCGTCGCCCGGGAAATCCCGTTTACGACTCTACCAATACATACACAGACATTCTCTCTTTCGATGAATTCAGATACAGCAAGTCCCTGAGCGACATATGGGGTACTGTAATTGAACAGATCGATGTAATGGTTGATACAACGACAGCTTTGTACGCGGATACAAATGCGAATACCAAGAGCCTTGTGTGGTCGAAAACTAATGGGGCGGGTCAAGACTTCATGCAAGAAGTCGGTTCTGAATTATATTTTGGAAATGGGGTTGACCAGAAGAAATGGTTACAGTCTCTCTTTGTCCGCAACACGGCAAATGATTCATCTGTCCTCAACACCGATGCGTATCCTTTCATGGACACGTACCTACTTGATCCGAACAATAATATCCAGCAACTAATAGGTGTGCAGATCGCGCAAGTCACTGCAGTCTCGGTCACTGCGGACGTGTTAACCGTTACTCTCTCGGCACCCCTCGGTGCTGGATATGATGCAACTCCGGCAGGAGGAGATCAAGCCGTAGGTACGTATTTTACTTTTTGGGAATGCACGGGAGCCGCAGACGTTCTCAACGGAAATACGCTCGCTCTGACCCAACAGTATACGGGTGGGACGACAATGGTTTTCGCATTCGTTTCCACAACGAATTTCACTGTATCCGGAATGACCGCGATTTTACAGGTTGCAAACGGTGTGACTAGCGGAATCACGGATGCGATAGGTGATGTTGTCATCACCAGCATTGTGACTACGGGTGGTTCTGTACCTGTATGGGGTACGACCGTACCCTCAGCCGCTAATAACTTTCAAGGTAGCATAACTGTGGATGGTAACGCAGTATGGGTCAACAGGGGTAACCCTGTAGAAAACTGGGGCATAGCTGCGCCTACGTCTGCACCGACATACACCGCGCAAGGAACATCAGTCGGATGGCAAGCGAATACTTACTATTCCCTCGGTAGCATTTATCAGGATAATGTCAGTGGTTATCTGTGGCAGATTTCTACCCCCGGATTAGTTGGGCCAACTCAACCAACATGGCCTGCGTCTCCGACACCGCAGAAGAAATTCGACATCCTATCTGTCGCGATCACATCGAACGTAGCGTCATTCACTACATCCGCGCAGACTCTCACAGCAGGCGATATAGTAACGCTGCAGTTCCTTGGTCCTGCGTCCTTCTTGAATTTTAGCACCAGCAATTTGAATCTAACCGTTAGTGCCACAGGATTGTCTACTACGACATTCCAAGCGGCGTTCACTTTCGGAAATTATGCACTACTCCCAGACGAAGGGTATGGTGTGGAGAACGTGCTGAGTCCGCATCCGCCTACAACGCAAATTGATGGGGCGGCAGTGTGGGTATGCATCCAGACGCCTGCTTCGTTGGCATGGGCACCGGGAAGGCATCAATTCCAGAACGATTACATCCAAGCAACTCCAACAGCGGGAACGATTAGTTATTTTCAGTTACAGAAGAATCAGCAGAATAACTACCCGACGCCCCAGCCATGGTTGTATTCGTCGACCAATCCGAATGACCCCGTGCTGGAATATTATTACCACACGGATGCACCGGGTAATGCGAAGGGTGCATTCAACCAGTATTATCCGGGGGCGGGCTCTACCTTTAATTCTCAGGTTCCATCTCTGTTATGGTCAACGGGCATCCCAGTTAACGGCTCAACAATAATGAACGCTTACCCAGTCAACGGTGCAGGCGAGCAGATTGGTGCAGGTATAAACGTTTGTGGAAATAATGCAGGCGAGTGGGCTATTACAGGTACGATGTTTATCCCCGCACCGGGACTGTATACATTCTCCCTATTGCACGATGATGGTGCGTTCTTCTCATTCGATGATCAGAGTGCTAATAATTTTAAGGTAACTGGGAATTTCACAGAGACCGCGTTGATTACTGCCCATATCCAGACGGCAATTTTAGGGTTTGGTAATGCGGGTGGCGCGACTCAGGTGAACTTGTGCGGAAACAATAACAATACTTCGGCTAACTCTCCCGCGAACACACCTTTCACAGATGTGGCAACTTGGTCTTTTGCAAATGCGGGACCAGTAAGATTCGAGATTGACTATTCTAACTCACAAGGAAATGGTGGCGGCGGAACCCCCGGCCAGATGATTATGACCTGCAATGGTTATAACATAGCTATTATACCGGACAACACAAAGACACTCGCGGGTCCGCCTGCGTGGAACATCTTTACGACTGTAGGCGCGACGTGGAATGCAGCGCGGTCTGAGATAGTATTCGGAACTGCGGACATAAACCATGATGGCTCACAGTACACGTGGGTTAACATCGGACCTGTTGTAAACTTCGGGTGGTTTGCAAGCAAGAACTATACTCTACCCGACACAAACATCATTGATTCAAACGGAAATGAAGAAGGACCAATCAGTACCGGATACTCCGGAACTACCGCTCCTAAGTGGAATACGGGAGGGCTCAACTCACTTACGTTAGACAACGGAAGTTTGGTGTGGATAAATGAAGGTGCTATCCCTATCCAGCCAAATCAGGCTGGAAAGATCACGCTGACTAGTGCTCAGGGTGCGATTTACGCTATCGCCCTCGTGAACACATTAGACAACACTGTATCCAACATCGGACCAGTTAGTGCCTCGACCGGACCCTTAGTCAACGGGACAATTACGTTCGCTCCCGGTGCAGGTCTCATTAAATCGGCAATCGATCCACAGGCGGATTATGTGGCTATCTTCCGCACTGCTGATGGGTTTACGACTGAGTTGTTAATTCCGGGCAACGGCAACACTATTTATACCATACCTCTGTCAACGTACTTGACTTATGGATATGTAGATATGACGCCGGATGTGGGTTTAGATATACAGGCACCAGCCCCCGCCGCAGGAGAAAATACTCCACCGCTTCCTGGTGCGATAAATCTCGCGTATCATCTCAACCGCCTCTGGTACAGCATCGGTAACACGGTGTTTTGGACCAGCGGACCCCTTGATCCAATTGGTAATGGGATTAATGGATTCGCCCCTAACAACTATGATAAGATGCCCTCTCTCGTGAAGAGACTCGTGCCTACCGCAATTGGCATGCTTGTCTTTACGGTTTCGGATGTCTACAAGATTCCTGACGACGGGGCCGGAAACATTCTTCCGAGTGTCCCCTATATTCCGGGTGTTGGATTAAGCAGTTACAACGCTTTGGATTGGAACGGACCTACTATTGGTTTCTTTACTACCGACAGCCAATTCTTAGTACTAAGCCCCGGCGTCGGTGGTGGAGTAGAAAGTGTCCCAATCGCAGATCAACTGTCCATGAGAAATGGCACACCCGGCCAAAACTGGTACCCAGCTAACGTCTACGTCGCAAACTATGTAAGCGGACAAGACATGGGATGGTTCCTAGCAGATGGAACGAATGGTTGGTTTCGACTCATCAGTACGCCTACACCCGAACCCGCAGGTATGATATGGAGTCCTTTTGCGACTCTGGCGGAAACAGGTGGATGTGGTGCAATTAAATCTGTCGAGACTTCCCCCGGCGTCCATCACTTGTTAGTTGGACCGCGAGGTTCAGGAGTTTATATTCTGAATCGCGATGTTCTTTCTAGCACCGATGGCGGGACAGTTGTGTCAACTCCTGCAACACCCCAAGCAACTTATTTGGGAACTGCCGCTAACTTTGACATTCTAGCGGGCTCTGCTATAACAGGCAGCGCAGGTGCAGGTTCTACTGTCGCAGGCGGAAACATTGGTATATATCCATCTAATGCTACGTCGATAACCAATTTTCCTCCCAGTGTTTTAGAATCACCGGGAGTGTTCCATTATGCAGACGCTTCGGCTATATTAGCGCAGACTGATCTTACCGCCGCAATTGTTTATTACAGCGGTTTGCCAGCTACTCTAAGCGGTCTAGGTAACCTAAGCACTTCCGGTAACGGTGTTAACAACCACACTTATACTGCTGGTGTTTATAAAGGTTCGTCGAGTCTTGATATACCTACGAGCATTACACTAGATGCTCAGGGGAATTCCCAAGCTGTCTTTGTATTCGTCGCAGGTTCTACGATCACGCTCGAAAGCGGAGCCTCTGTAATCCTTGCGAACGGTGCACAAGCGGGTAACGTTTATTGGGTGTGTGGTTCTGCATTTACTTCTGTGTGGAATGGTATCCAATCTAACATGGTCGGAACGATCATGGCGTATTCGGGCATCACACTCGGCGGTGGGAATCTTAATGGCCGTGCACTAGCGACAACCGCAGGGTTCGTTACTATGTCTACGACCGAAACGATTACCTTTCCTACTCTGACTTCTGTGCCGGGAACTGGAATCGTAGGGACACCGTATCCTGCTTATGCAGTTTTCGGTTCCTACGTACTGGCGCAACCCGGTCAGGTTGCTAACATTCAGTTCATAACACTCAAATCTGTCCTCACGGGCTCGCCTGCTATCCTTGGCTTGCTTCTAGATGATGGTCTGCCGTATTACAAAGGCAGCTTCGAAATATTGAAGAAGTGGGTGAACGATCCTCCCGAGTTGAAGCCCAGCCGAACATGGTACTCGCAGCGATTCTATTTGTCGGACATGCCGACGGAATCAGCAGCGGTAACTGATCTGCAGATAATGGTGCAGTGGCCCGCAGAGGCCGCGATCAATGAACTGCAAACGTTCACAATCTTCGGATCATATACTCAAGAGCAGTAGGTAAGTAATTGATTCTAAAGGATTTATGAGACCATGCCAAGCACAATGTAAGCACGGCCATCCTCTTTCGGGGGACAATTTGTACTTGTCCCCCAAGGGTTTCAGAGGGTGCAAGACGTGTCGCAGTAAGTATGCTCATGACTCCCATAAGGAGAATCCGGTGAAGATGCGCTCCTACCGAAAGGCATGGTACGACAAGCATCCGGGTTACGACCGAGAGAGGTATTACGGAATCACAAACGAAGAATTTCTCGCCAAAGTCGAAAAGCAAAATCATCAATGTGCGATATGCAAGCGGCTTATGAAGGCTCCTCGCGTTGACCACAATCACGAGACGAACGAAGTGCGGGATTTGCTTTGTAACAACTGCAATGTCGCCGTCGGGATGATACAAGAAGATGCCCTCATTGCGAAAAGCCTTGTGGCATATCTCGAAAAATGGGGTTCTTAATGCCATCACTTAAAGACGCGATTGCTAATGCGAAACTCCCTAACTATGCTCCGTTACCTGCCGCACCGATGATCGTATCCGTGCAGCCAGTTCTTACTCCACCAACGAACAACATGCGTTTCATTTTGCCACCATTCAACGCGGACCCTGATTCGGTTCGATTGTTCGAGAGTAACAGCCCCAAAATTAGAATCTGGCCTAGTCCTCAACAAAAAGCAGGTATTAGCGCCTCAGCCACAACTGCACTTATAGATGCAACTCTAAATGCGAAATCATCTTCCAGTTCATCTTCTTCTTCCGCCACGATAACGCTAGCATCTAAGACGGCGGTGTTTACTACTAATTTACTGCCATCTGGCAGCAATTACCTAACATCGCTACAACTTTCAAAGTCATTCCAGTTGCTTTCGATTACCGCGAATGGGCCTTGCGAAGTACGCATATATGGAACGCAGCAAGCCCAGATGTTCGATGCACCACGACCTACAGGGAATCCGGTTCCACCAGAGATTACGCAGAACATACTTACATGCGTGACCCTTGACGCTTCGCCGTTTTTGTGGGGTTGGCAAAATCGTGTAGGAGCAAATCAGGATATACCGCAGACCTCTACGATATATGTTACAGTGTTTAACATAGCGCCGACGAGTGCGGCTCCGGTGACGGTGACTATTACATACCTGCCCTTGGAGACTACCTAATGCCAAACCAAGAAACTTATCCTTCCAGCCTGTTTCCGCTTCGAGGCGACATCTCGGCTGAATCAGGCGACGTAATTGTGGAAGTAATCGGGATACAGAATATACCTATCGCACCCAACCCACTTACAGACGGAGCGGTGCCGACATACGTCGCGGCAAATGGCGACATAGAATGGTTGCCGGGTGGTGGTAACGAGAACAACACAATTGAAATAAACGGTGTAGGTGTGAGCGATGATTATTTGATTCTCTGTGACACAGCTTTAGTAATAAATTACTCAACGGATTCATTCCTAGGGGTAAGAGTAAACGGTACTTTGGTAGGAGATTAGGAGAAATACCTTGAGTACAAATTTCAACGACACGATTCCCGTAGCGCCTTCCGGTGGTGTAAACGTTAGTTGGCAGACCGATGGCAGCGGAAACATATCCGCGTATTTGGCAGTAGGCGGGACCAGCGTTAGCTTTAGCAATATAACATCAGGTACTAACGTAGGTTCTTCTTCACCCGTCGCAGCCCGTCTGGGAGCGGCATCCCCTTATGCGATTCTAGCGTATTCGGGTATTACCAACACCGGAAGCACTGTGATCTCGGGTGGGAATATTGGGTCGTCTCCTACTGGCACAGAGACAGGCTTTCCGCCCGGAACATTCGTGTCCCCATCCCAGATAGATAATGCAGACGCGGGCGCAGCACAAGTAGCGTTAGCTGCTGCAATTGCGTATTACGCAAGCCTTTCGACCACTACGATTCCCTCGGCTTTGGACACACAGACGCTTACACCCGGAAATTATAGTTTTGCCAGCGGAGCAGCGACTCTGAATGGTGGGACCCTCACCCTTAACGGTGCGGGTACGTATGTCATTAAGACAGCCTCGACTCTGACGGTCGCAGCGGGTTCAATCGTCACCTTGACTGGCGGGGCGACTGTGGATAACGTCGTGTTCCTCGTCGGCAGTTCCGCGACATTCGCCGGAGCGAACACTTTTATAGGAAATATTTTAGCGACGGCTTCTATCACTTTGAATGGCGGAACGTTCAATGGTAGAGCACTTGCGAACAATGGCGCAGTAACGATCTCTAGTGCAACCACCATCACTTCTCCAACGGGCTCTACGAGTCTCGTAATAGGATCAGGTTCGACTTTGACTTATAGCGGAACGGGGATTATAAATGCGAACGAGATTGAAGGCATACCTGTAAGTATAGTTAGTTTGATTCCGGGCGATGTACTCGTATACAACGGGACTCATTGGGTGAACGCAGGACTCCCTGCAATTACTAGTCTAAATCTTTTGATCTTCGCAAACAATGCCGCCGCAATTTCAGGTGGGTTATTCGCGGGCGAACTTTATCGCACAGGTGGAAACCCTGATCTTGTAGCAGTTGTACACTAGGAGGGAATATGACCAGCCGACCGTTAGGAGTCGCTGATCTCCCCATGCTACAGCGTGCGTTGGATCAGGACAAATACGAGCATTTAGAAACAAAAAATTTCACAATGGACAATTCTTTCTCAGAAGTTTATGAGGATGAGAAAGGTCCGATAGGAGTATTACGCTGCACAAAGACTATTCGAATGGTTTGTGTATGGTGCGATAATGACGCCCGAAACAGGAATGCGGCATCCGTTGTTCAAGCGGTTTCTGAGGTTGTACGGAGAGCAAGAGCCGCAGGATTCACAGATATAATCTTTGAGACGGAGAGTCCGACTCTCAAACGTTTTTGTGAAATTATGGGGTTCAAACCCGCAGGAAATACCATGGTGTTAAATGCCTAGAGGAATCTATAAGCGTACCGCACTTCATAACAGGAAATTAAATCGAACAAGATGTCCACAAGGACACGATTATACTTCTGAAAACACTTACGTAAACGCCAAAGGGTATAACCTATGCAAAATCTGTATGCGTGCCCGTCGTCAACATGGATGGACCCCCGCGTTGCATGATGCGATTAGTAAGGCCCAGAATGGGCTTTGTGCCATCTGCAAACGGCATATGCCTAATCCTAATCATGACCACGATCATATCACTGGGAAACCTCGTGGCCTCCTGTGTTCTCAATGTAACTCTGCATTGGGATTGTTACAAGACAGCCCCGAATTAGTAGATGTTGCTGCGGCATATCTGCGGAAATATAAGGATCAACCAGATGAAAACGTCTAATATGACTGACCAACAGTTTCTCGACTTTGTAACGAAACACCCTGTTTCGGGGGGTTGTGGTACCCATGGAGCTGAACACGCCGCTGCCGCCCAGCAAACAAATTTCACAAATTCTATGTTGAGCCAAGCGAGTTCAGTTTTTGGGGCGGACAATGGCGTGTTCAATACAATGAAGAACGCATATAGCCAGTTACTCGCCGCCGGGCCCAGCCAGCAAGGATTTAGTGCCCAGCAACAGAGTGCTATGAACGCCTCAGCAATTACAAACGGGGCCAACCAAACACGATTCGCCATGGCATCAGTCGCTGGCAAACAAGCAGGAGCGGGTGGGGGAAACGTACCGAACGCGTCCGGCATCGGCGCAGGAGAACGCGCTCAAGTTGCTGAAGCGGGCGCAGCTAACACAGCAAACGCACTCAATGAGATTCAGCAGAAGAATTACGCACAAGGAAATATTAATTTCAACGAAGCGGGCGCGGCACTTAGTAAGGCTCCTAGTGTATTCGGGAACATGCCCGGTATGAATGATGCTGCCCAGAAGGGTGTGTCGGCAAACATGGCGAATGCTCAGGCAGCAGATGCCGCATCTAACTGGTGGGTTAAACCTGTTGAAGGTGCAGTCATGGGTGGTATTTCTGCATTTACTGGCGGCATAGGTAAAGGTCTCGCTGGCAAAGTGATGGGTGGGATGAATGGTGGTAATGGTGACATGCCCAGTGCAGGTGGTGGAAACCCGATGTCGCCCGGTACAGATACAACAGGATTTTAAGGAGACCAGATGGCCGTTCCTCAATTAGAAGATAACGCACCTACGACTACGCCGAGTAATGTGTCGGACAATCAGATTCCTAATCCGATTCCCGAGACCAGCACCGCGTCCCTAGGCGTGACTTCGGCACCTGTGCCTGACAAGCCTACCGCTCCCGCACCTGCGACGAGTGCAGCTTTGGCTAACGGCCAGCCCGCGCCAACCCCAGCACCACAACCTCAAGAACCACAGAACCCTCAAGAGCTTCATCAGTCCATATTCAAGAACGTATTGGGAATGCTTACGAAGGGTAGTGGTCGCCCACAGATGGGCGCGAACGGTCAACCTGCTACGGATGCGAATGGCAATGTAATTATGCAACCGGGCAATGTTAAAACGCTCGGAGCCTCTATTTTGGCCGGGGCCTTATCGGGTATGGTCGCGGGTTTTGGAGCACCTGATAAGCGAACCGAATTAGGTGACGGTCGTAGCATCGCAGATAACAGCGGTGCCGCCGCCGCAGGAGCTAATGCGGGATCACAGTTTAGTGGACCAGCTAGAAAAGCAGCGGCACAAGGGCAAGTTGATGCAAATCAGACTCGACAGTTTTCGACTACCGATCACAATTTGAAAATGCACGCTGCAGTTCTCGGCAACCTTAAACTTCAGGGTGATGTATTGAACGATGGTGTCCAGCAGGACGCCCCTCTTATAGAAGCGATGAAATTAAATCCGATGGTAACCGGGCCTGATGGAAAGGAAATGTCCGCAATTAAAGGCGAGCATGTTAGTGAGACGGCTCTCCAGAAGATGATGGCAGATGGAAGCGCACACGTTACGCGTGATTCTGTATTGCGTGATGGTGTTTCCAATGTTTATGATGAGACAGGTAAGCAAGTCATGAACCCGGACGGTACGCCGCGTCAAGAGTACACGTACACTGTATACGATCATAACGCGCAAGTTGCTCTGACAGACGAATTGAAGAAAGGGAATCCAGCCCTTCAGTATGTCGCGCAAGGAACGAATGTTCCGATGGCCGTTTTAGGAAAGTATAATCTGGAACGTTCGCAAACAAAGAACGCTCAGGGTTTTGTAAATCAATGGGCCCAGCAAGTTGCGGATCACAACGGGGATGAGAAACCTAAACCGATTGACGTGAAAGCCGCGATTGCGAAAGACCCGTATCTCCGCAAACTGATCCCGCAACTAGGGCGGTATGCAGGTATGGAACCTGACCAAGCTATGGCCCAGATGGATAAGGATGGCGTTGATCCTACTCTAATTGGAAAATTTGGCGAGTTACTCGGTGGCGTAGATCGTAACGCGTGGTCTTTAGACCGGGCGGATAAAGTACTTTCACAGAAGAGTGAGGAAGCAGAGAATAAGGCCAAGAAACTAGCGGATGAAAAACGGCTTACACCTGAAGGCCAGCAAGACTTAATTCACAAGAAACTTGAGAATGAAGCTCTGCTCCAAGCAGCCGCTGCCCTCAAAGCCTCCCAAGAAGGGATTCAGATTCCTAAGAACTTTGTTCCCAACCCGAACGCAGTGACTATGGAGTCCGACGCACTGAGCAAAGAGTTATCAGATAAAGGCGTGACAATCCCGTCGAACTTCACCGCGTTGTACGCGATTGCTCACAATAATGCAGACCTCGCAACTTTGCCGAACAATCCACGTCCTAAGTCGGGGGCTATGTCTCGCGATCAGGGGTTATCTTATATTAGGGCATTCATCAACCCGCAATATCAGGAAGGTGATTTCAAGGCGAATGCTAACCTGCAACGTGAATTGGAATCTACTCGTCAGGGTACGGCGGGCGGCTCCTTACTGGCTGCGGGCACTGCATCAAACCATTTGCAACTTCTCATGGAGCAAGCGGACAAGTTAGGAAATATGGATTTACCAACCATCAACTCTATTGCAAACTCTTTGGGCGTTGCTGTAGGTAAATCTCCCGCTGTTACATTCAGGGCAATCGCACAACAGGTCAATAGTGAAGTCGCGAAGGTGGTGGCTGGTGGGCAACCACATGAAGCAGAGTTGAAGCAGTTCGAAGAAAACCTGAATAATGCACAATCGCCCGAGCAGATAAAGAACGTCATCAAGTCTTACATCGGTTTGATGAACGGTAGAATTGGTGAGATAGACGACCGTAGCATGCAATACATGGGACGGCACGTCAAGGGCATCAGTCCTACTACAACAGATGTTTTCAACAAGAATGGATTCACGGTTCCCGGCCAGCCGAAAGGTGCGACGGGTACTTTCCAATCTAACGGTAAGACATACTGGACCGATGGTAAGCAGAACCTAGGCGAAGCACACCAGTAGAAAGAGAGACGTATGGCCGAACCAATGATTGAAACACCCTTATCCTCGGGCGCGACCGACGTGCCGAATGCACCACAGTCCCCGAGTCAAGGGGTTAATGAAGCCTCGGCAGTTGCCGCAGGTTACCCTGTTCAGCATGCGTCTAAATCTCTCCCGGCGTTTGATGCTTCGACCTTTAAACCCCTAGGACAAATGTCTACATCTGTAGCAACCCCGGCTACACAAAAACAGGGGTTGCCGCCCGTGGATATGGGAACCTTCAAACCTTTAGGTGGGGTGACTCCTAATACACAAAAGGAAACCCCCGAACAATTAGATC